TGCGTTCAGTTAAGAAGGTTAAGGTATTCATGGGCCTTATCACTATTGATAACCCTATGGATGAGACTGGTAACCCAGTTGATATCAAGGTAGAGGATGTACCGTTTGTTATGGACATCAAGAACCGTGATAGCCTTAAGTCTCTGGACACAGCTATGGGGCGTAGGTCACCTATTGAAATGCTTACTCAGGAGTTTAACCTGACAAGTGATGTAGGTTCTATCCCATCTGGTGCACAGTTTGGTGTTGTTAAAGCGGCTCCAGGTTCTAAGGTTGACATTCAAGACACGGATAATGAAACCCTCAAGAACTTCTTGGAATACATTGACTACTCTAACGCTACTATTTTAGATAAGTACAATGAACGTTGTGAAGATAACGCCATTGAAGGAGAGGTGTTCTAATGAATCACCCTGCAGAGCTATCTGTCTACAGTTTCTTACAGAAAGCTATGGCTGGCGAGACTACTATTACAGAAGAGGTGGCTGATAAAGTCGCCTCTGATGTTAAGGCTGCTATGTTAAAGCAGTTTGCTGGTGGTCCTCGTGATGGTTTTAGGTTACGTATGTCTAACATAGGTAAACCTAAGTGCCAGTTGTGGTTTGAAAAGAATGACCCAGCAGACAAAGCACCCATGCCACCACACTTCCTTATGAACATGATCCTTGGAGATATTGTCGAGGCAGTGTTTAAAGGGTTGCTTACGTCTGCTGGTGTCGAATTTAAGGATAACGCTAAGGTAACACTTGAACTAAAAGATGGACGAACTATCTCTGGTGAGTATGACATGGAACTAGATGGTAAGATTGATGATGTTAAGTCAGCATCACCTTGGTCTTACAAGAATAAGTTTGAGTCACTAGAGAAGCTACAGAAGGGTGACAGCTTTGGTTATATCCCACAGCTTGTAGGTTATGCAGAAGCGGCTGGTAAAGGTGTTGGTGGCTGGTGGGCTATCAATAAAGCTAACGGTGAGTTCAAGTATGTAGATGCTTCTACTGTAGATAAGAATAAGGTACTAGAAGAGATTCAACAATTAGTGGACTACATTGATAATGATGAGCCATTTAAGCGTTGTTTTGATCCAGTTCCAGAAACTTACTACAAGAAACCTAGTGGCAACATGGTTCTATCGAAGGAGTGTGGCTTCTGTAGCTTCAAACATAAGTGTTACCCTGATATGAAAGTCTTACCCTCAAAGGTATCTAAATCAGATAATCCCCCAATGGTAGAATACACCTACCTAAAAGAGTACTGAAAGGAAATATAATGGCTACTCTAACTATCGACGAAACTCAATACGACATTGATGAGTCTAACGAGGATCAGGTACGAGCTTACAATGAGCTTGTAGCTAATCAGAACATTCAGCAACAACTGGACTACCAACTTGCGGTACTAAAGGATCGCTCTGGTACTCTGGTAAACATCTTAAAGGGTATGTTGGTAACAGAAGAAGCTGGTGATGGCGAGGACAAATAATCGTCGCCACAATAAACGTACCTACCGCAGTGGCCTTGAAGTTGAGGCTGCTGCGTTTTTGTCTGAGCATCAGAAAGAGGTAAGGTACGAGAAGCTAAAGATAGAATGGGAAGATCTAAAGTACCGCACATATACACCAGACTTTGAGTTGGACAATGGTATTATTATAGAAACCAAGGGCATCTTTAGTGCAGCAGACAGGAGAAAACATCTTGAAGTACAGAGACAACATCCTAAGTTAGATATACGATTTGTCTTTAGTAACGCAAGATCAAAACTCTACAAGGGTGCCAAGTCTAGGTACTCTGACTGGTGTGATAAGTATGGTTTCAAATGGTCACACAGACTAATACCAAAGGAGTGGTTGACAGAACGTGGTAAATGCTCTAAGACTGCTAGGATAACTGTAAAGAGAAGGAAAGCCTAATGGCTCGCTATGAAGTAAAAGAGGATGAGGTGGCTCTGATTGCCAAGCCTCTCTTTGAAGAGGATGGAAAGTGGAAAGGTGATGTTGCTACAGGTATATATGTTTCACCTGACCTAGAGCCTAGTATACAGGCACACATGATACATATAGTTACACTCATGTCAGCCTTCTTAGACTGGGTAGAGGATTACCCTGACATCCTAGATGAAGTAGAAGACCACAGGAACATGTTAATGGAAGAGAATATGGAAGATGAAGAGAAGCCTGAGATTATTAGAGATGGTAATGTCTTAACTCTAACTCAGTGGACTAAAACAAAGGGCAATGCATGACAGATCCAGTAAACAAACCAGTACACTACAATCAAGCTGGCATAGAATGTATTGAAGCTATAGAGGCCATGACAGAGAATATGTCTGGAGCAATAGCACCACAGGCAGCTAACGTACTCAAGTATATGTGGCGATGTGAATACAAGAATGGCCTAGAGGATATTGATAAAGCTATATGGTATCTAAACAGAATGCGTAAACGTTGGGTGGAGACACACAAATGAGAAAGTTCAGTGTTACATTTTTACTTAAACTAGATGAGGACAACAACATATTATCCTCAGTAGAAGATGCACATGAGGAAGATGTGTTTGATTATATCAAGGACTTGTTCTATGACTCAGAAGCAATTAAAATAGAAAACCTAAACATAAAGGAACGGCAATGATTAACGAAACGGATCTAGAAGCATTTGGATACTTTGATATGTTCCAGAATAGTCCTGACTATGGGGATGACCCACTACGCTTCTACAGTCAATTTGTAGAGGATAAGGTATTCACCAAGGGAAGAGAGCGCCTAGTAGAGAACACACTTGGACTTGTAGGGGAGTCTGGTGAGGTAGCAGAAAAGATAAAGAAGCTGTTTCGTGACAAGAGTAAGTTTAGTGATGAGGATGTGTTGAAAGAGTTAGGGGATGTACTATTCTATGTCGTAGCTCTATCGAACATCTTTGGGGGTAACCTAAAGAAGACTATGGAAATGAATATGACCAAGCTGGATGATAGAGAGCAGCGTGGTAAACTAAAGGGATCAGGAGACAATCGATGAATAACTATCTACCAACAGACTACCAGAGCTTCATTGCTCTATCACGATATGCTAAGTACTATGACGATAAGGGCCGTGAGACTTGGGGCGATACAGTACAGCGCTACATGGATAATGTAGTACACCCAAAGGCTGGTAAGGACAGCTACGTTAAAGCTATTGGTGAAGCCATCATGAACCTAGAGGTAATGCCCTCTATGCGAGCCATGATGACTGCAGGACCAGCACTTGACAGAGACAACACTGCTGGGTATAACTGTAGCTACTTACCCGTAGATGACCCTAAGTCCTTCGATGAGGCTATGTACATCCTCTTGTGTGGTACTGGTGTCGGTTTCAGCGTCGAGAGGCAGTACGTTAGTAATCTCCCGGAAGTACCTGAGTTGTTCTACAGTGATACTGTTGTCGTTGTCAAAGACAGTAAGGAAGGTTGGGCTAAGGCGTTCCGTCAAGTTCTTGCTCTCCTCTGGGCTGGTGAGATCCCTAAGTGGGATGTGTCTCGTGTACGTCCTGCAGGTGCTAGGCTTAAGACGTTTGGTGGTAGAGCTAGTGGCCCAGCGCCTCTAGTGGAACTCTTTAACTTTGCTATTACAACCTTCAAGAATGCACAAGGGCGTAAGCTGTCTAGCGTTGAGTGTCACGACTTGATGTGCTTTATTGGTCAGATTGTCGTAGTTGGTGGTGTACGCCGTAGTGCTATGATTAGTTTGTCTAACCTGAGTGATGATCGTATGCGTCACGCTAAGTCAGGACAATGGTGGGAGACTGCATCATGGAGAGCCTTAGCTAATAACAGTGTCAGCTACACAGAGAAGCCTGACATGGAAACGTTTATGCGTGAGTGGACAGCACTGGTTGAGTCTAAGTCTGGTGAGCGTGGTATCTTTAATCGTGAGGCTTCTAAGAAGCAAGCAGCTAAGTATGACCGTAGAGATCCTAACTATGATTTTGGTACTAACCCCTGTAGTGAGATTATCTTACGCCCATATCAGTTCTGTAACTTAACGGAGTGTGTTGTACGTGCTACAGATACTATCGACGATCTTGAAAGAAAGGTTCGCTTGGCTACGATTCTGGGAACCATTCAATCATCCTACACAAAGTTTCCCTACCTGCGGAAGGTGTGGGCGAACAACACAGAAGAAGAGCGCTTGCTTGGTGTGTCACTTACGGGAATAATGGACAACCCTCTTATGACATCAGCAAATGCTGGACTGGAGAAAACTCTTGAGCACCTTAGAAATGTGGCTGTTACTACTAATGCTGAATGGGCTGACCGCCTTGGTATACCTCATAGCACTGCGATTAGCTGCGTCAAACCATCGGGCACAGTCAGTCAGTTGGTGGATTCAGCCTCTGGGATACATGCTCGCCATAGTCCCTATTATGTCCGTACTGTGCGTGGTGATAATAAGGATCCCCTGACACAGTTTATGAAGGACAAGGGTGTTCCTAATGAGCCATGTGTAATGAAGGGTGACACTACTACAGTGTTTAGCTTCCCTGTTAAGTCACCAGAGGGTGCTGTTACACGTAATGATATGACTGCCATTGAGCAACTAGAGACTTGGCTAACATATCAAAGACACTGGTGTGAGCATAAGCCTAGCGTGACTATCTCAGTACGGGATTCTGAGTGGATGGAAGTGGGTGCGTTTGTGTATAAGTACTTCGATGAGATGTCAGGTGTGTCTTTCTTGCCACACTCAGATCATACTTATCAGCAAGCCCCCTACCAGGATTGTTCAAAGGAAGAGTATGAAGAGTTGCTATCAACTATGCCAAAGAACATTGACTGGTCAGAGCTAAGTCAGTACGAAGATGAAGACAATACTGCAGGTAGTCAGACTATGGCATGTAGTGGCGATACTTGTGAGATAGTGGATCTGACATGAGTGTATATGTATTAGTGGGGCGGGTTGACTGCCCTCACTGCTCCAAAGCTATGGGGTTATTGAGAGACAATCGTATTGAAGTTCAGTACTACTCTCTCAATGACTCTAAATGGGTACTTGACTTATTTAAAAAGTCTGGTATAAAGACGGTTCCACAAATTTGGGATCGGGAGGGTAATCACATAGGTGGTTACTCAGAACTCAAAACTCTCTTGAAAGGAGAATAACATGACAGGACTTGAATTTATGGCGGTTGCAACTATTGGTATGGTTGCTGTTGGTGAAGTTGTAAGCCTTACTGCAGAGTATGGCCCAGTAATCATTGATCAAGTAAAAGGCTGGTTCTAATGTATGTCTTAGTACTCATAATGATGTTTGAAGGTAAGATTAAAGTTCAGTCCTTCGATGGTTTATTTATGGACGTTAAGTCCTGTAATCAACTAGCTTCCGAAATGGAAGAACGTCTTATGAGTACTAGACCTACACCAGAATCATCAGCTAAAACATATTGTTTCCAAGTACCAGAAAGTGCGTAATGATCGACATAGAAGAAGAAGCCAAAAGGCACACAAAGATCAGACAAGAGCAGTTCTATGATCAACTAGTAACCTTGTTAATACCAGCTAAGAAGCACATACAAGATAACTTATATGAGTCTAGACCTAAAGACAGGGCATTAGAAAGACTTGATGATGCTGCTACTATAGCGAGGTTTGCTGCAGAACTATTTAAACTAAAGTAAAGGGGGCCGCAAAGCCCCCTCTTTTTATTCTCTTTTCTGTTGTTCCTCAAACATCTTAATGTAAGAGAAGTATATTTGAAGTAACTCAAAAGCCTCTGGCCCTTCTAACTCTTGAATGGAGCCAGTGTACCCGTACCTTTCCTCTAAAAACTTCTTTGCCTCTGACCTAGAGTTTTTATTTCCAGAGATAGTAGCCTTACGTTTCAAGGCTTTCAGTGTACCATCAGGGTCTAGGTTCTCTGTCATGTGCTTTCTTATAGATGTCTTTATAGAGCCTTTCAAAGATGTAAGCTGCTGTCTACGTTGAGCAACAGTGCCCTTCTTAAACGGTTCGCTGTTTATAAGATCCATAAGCTTATCTTCAAAGATTGGCGCAATAATTTCATTGAATAGTTTATCATACGCAGGTATCTGAGATCTTTCATTAGCTTTCCAAGGATGCATCTCAGCCATAGAGTAAGCCTTCTCTGTAGCTGTTCTAGCTGGTAACTGTGTGATACCCATTATCCTTAGTACAGGTGCAGCATCTTTAATGGTGCCTTCTCTAGTAGCTACTCTAAGCTCTTCACCAGTCACACCCTCAATCTTATCTCCAAAGATCTCTAGAATGTTATCAACATACTTAGTAGCACCTACACTGAATGTGCTTAGTCCTACTTCCTGTCTAGCATCCTTAGCTGCGTCTGAGTCATTGATAAAGCCTACCATTCTATTTACTGCATCAAGTGGTCTAGTGAAACCAGCTAAGATGTTACCACCCTGTTTATACAGAGCATTGAATGACATCTGCCTTGCACCTTCCTCTTGGTTAAACATTGTATCGAAAGCATTGTACAAGTCATTACCAAACTGGATATCCTTAGCGAACTGACCAACAGCTAACTGTGCTGTAATATCTTCAATCAATTCTTTAGGAACCATCTCTCCATTACGTGACAAATTACCAGCACGACCTACAGCAAGCCACAGTGATACAGGGAACATGTTCTTAGCATCTATTATCTTACCGCCACCTGTGTCCATGTGATACCAAGCGTAACCCTTCTCACGCTTCTGCTCATCGTAGTCCATCGCCATTCGTAGTGACGTTACACCCACTAAGCTTCTAGCGAAGGCTTCTGTTGTCTTGATATTACGCTTCTCTTTCTTTACGATAGCTGATGCAACCTCAACCATACCACCTACACTCCACTGATATGCTGTGGCTAGTGTGTTGTTAAAGAAACGACCAAAGGGTAAGATCGTACCAATGACAGGCATATTAGATATACCTTCAACACCTTTAGCTACACTTGCTAAAAGCTGATCATCTGTGGTGTAGTCCTTAGAGAACACAGACTTCATGGTTGTGTCTAATGCACCACCAATCACATCATCATCGATAACTGACAAGTCACCCTTCTTTAGGGCGTCTTGCAGAGAGATGTCTTTATTGACACGCAACCACTTGTCCATCTCAGTAATAAACATTTGTGACTTAGTAAATGTGTCTTGAATCTTAACACCAGTTAAACGGTTAGCACCATCAGCTACAGCCTCTGCTTTCTTAAACCACTTAGCATTCTCATCAATACCATAACGCCCAGCGCTACGTTGAACACCACCAGTGTAGCTCTCAAAGAGAACCTTACCTACATCCTTATTCTGTGACAGGAACTCCATGTAAGCATCATGGGTAGTGTAGGGATCTAGTAAGTTACGTATCTTCTGTGTCTGTATCTGTCTGTACACCTTACCTACACGTAGGGCTTCCCTACCCTTAGCAGTCCTAGTCCCACCCATAGCTAAACCGTACATTGTGTTAGCGGTTCCAGTGAATAAGTCTGCTAGGGTTTGACCTACATAGAATTGTCCAAAGCCCATTACGTTGACAGCAGTAGTAGCGGGTGATGACACAAGCATCCTACGCCATAAGTTCTGACCATACTGAGCATACTTAGTTCTAGTTGACTTAGCAGCCTCATCTTCTAGAGCCTTAATAGCACTAACTTGTCCATCAATAAGTTGATGCCCATGTAGAGTTGCAGCATCTAGGGTCTTACGAACCTGAGACATTACATTCAAGACTTGACCACCCTTACGGATCTCTAAAGCAAGTAGATCACCTAAGCTTGTAGCCATCTCTGTAGTCTGACCAAGAGTAAAGCCTTTAGGTTCTAGCGACTTGTTAATCTTAGCCAGTTCTTCCATAGGCATAGACTTAACAATGGTAGTCATTACATCAGAGACAGTGTAATCTCTAGGTAGTTTCAGTCCTTGGTCTTTGAATAGCTTAACTATGCCACCCTTACCGTCACCCTTTTCACCTAGCATTATATCTTTAATGAAGTCTACAGATGTAGGAACATCATCAAAGCTGTCCTTACCTGCAGCTACCTTAACATCCCAAGCCCTAGCTTTCTCCATAATCATAGATGCTGCATCTCTAGCCGCTTCTTCACTAATCTTAAAGTCTGCACGAGCCTGTCTGTTTACTAACTGCTTTGTAGCTTCCTCTACAGCTTCCCTTGACTCAGTTCTAGCCTTAGCTGATGTCAACAAGATATCTGAGTCTGATAAGCCAGATGCACCAGCAAACTTGCCAAAGCCTAACTGTGCTAGTCCACCAATACCACCAAGCAAAGAACTAAAGCCTGTCTGAACATAGTTGTAGTCTCTCTGTGCGCCAGCCTCTAGTAAAGTATTCTGTAGTGTAACATCATGCATTACAGCAAAGGTAGAGTCTAAGGCAGTTGTACCTATCAGGATCTTCTTTGTGTCCTTCTTAGATTGCTCTTGGAGTACTTTTCTCTGGGCTTTCTTCTTAGCCTCTTGTATAAATATCTCACGCTCTCTACGTGCTGCCTGTCTGCGTATCTTAGCTGAGACTTGGTTCTTAACACCATTTGATGCAAAGTGTTTAGCCGCTTGTTTAGCCGCCTCTTCACCAGCTTCCTTAGCTGCCTGTTGTGTCGCACCACTAGCAACAGCCTTCTTCCCGGCTTCTACTGCAGCCCTCTTAACTGACATACGACCAGCCTGAGTAAGACCTACACCAGAGGCTTTACCAATACCACCAGTGAGTAGACCTATATAGTTAGAGGGGTCTTTGACTGTAGACATGAAGTAGTCTTTCATACCATCTACAGCACCAGATAAACCATCATTAGTAAAGACGCTACCTAGTCGGTCATACAGTTCATAGGCTTTAGCTGCAGAGGCTTTCTTGTCCTCATCAGCATCATGTATGTATCTAACTTCACCAGCGGTAGTTACAATGTTGCTGTTAAAGTAACGCATGTGATCGACAAAATCTTCTACAACCTCATCATCTGACTTACCCTGCTTAGGGTTGTAATCAACACCAAAGCGCTGCTCCATATAGTTACGTATGTCTTTAGCGTTCCTACCAACCTTCAAATCTTTCTTCTTAAGTTTGGTATCATCATCAAAGGGATAGTCATCCTCTTCATCCATCTGCTGAGATCTTAACTTACGTATCTCAGCTAGAGTCATGGTTTTCATACCCTCTGGTATAGTAGAAGGTAGAGCCTTATTAGTCTGAACATCTAAAGCTTTAGGGACACTTGATGATGCCCTTAACTTACGTATCTCTTCTAATGTCATTACTTTCATTTACTAAACCTCTGGGTTGTCTGATAGGTCAGGTTTTACACCAGACAGGGCTTGCTTCATTAGGAAGACTAATCCACCCATGTCATCAAAGTCTGGCATCTCTCCTAGCTTACCTGCATTTTCATCAAACCACATAGCAAGACCTTCTCTGATCTCATCAGTGTCATCATCTGCAGCAAAACCATTCTCGACAAGATAGGTAACAACATCCTGACCGTAACCCTTAACAAATTCTTCTAGTGGCTTGCTGGCCTCAAGTACTTGCTGAGAAGCCTCTTCCTCAGTAGGAGCAGTCTCAGTACCGTCAGGTCTACGCTTAGGTTTAATAGGGGACATCATGCCAGTGTTAGCTTCGCCCTCTATCTGTACTTCACCCTCTGCACCAGCAGTCTCGTAAGTCTTGATAAGCTTACGTTTAGTTACAGTCTTTCTTGGGATATCCTCATCTATATCAAAACTAGAGATGCTTACGTTGTTGTAGCCCCTAGCTATAGCTGCATCTGGGATGTACTTAAGGTTAGACCCTTTTACTTTCATAGGTCTATTCAAGTTTAAACCAGACATAGTGATCTTATAGAAAGCCTCTGGATCAACATTACGCTTGAGGTCTATCATAGCTACACGAGCATCACGATCCTCTTCACTAAGATGTGAAGTCATCCAGTCACCCAAGGCACTAACTGGAAGGCCAGCAGCTTCTTTCTGTTGCCTACTTAAAGAGTCAAACTCTTCCTCAGTCATTAGAGCAGGGTTAAGTGTTGGCATATCACCTGCAGGAGTTTCACTTAGATCTGCACCAACATTAGTTAAGTCTAACTCTGGGCCAGCAGTAGTCTTATCTGGTGATAGAGTGTAGTCAAATAGTTCTTCTACTTCAGCAGGATCATTCACAACAACCTGCTGTCCAGCTACAGTTACTACAGCAGACTGAACCTTCCCAGATGAATCATGTGTGAACTTTATCTTACCGTCATCACTGTACTGATTAAATGTAGGGTGACTGTATGTAACACTATTATCTTCAACAAAGTCAGTAGCACCACCCTTTTCCTCTACTGCAACAGCGGCCTTAGTGATAGGGGGTAGTTCTTCATCTTCTGGTTTTTGTGTGAGTGATGCAATATCTACACCAAATGCTTCTAGTGCAGGGGCCATAGATTCATAATACCCACCACCACTGTAAATAGAAGCTCTACCTCTAGCATAAGTTGTAGCGGCTTGTGCCCTCATTGCACTTATTTGAGATTGTACTTCTGACATGTGTTTTGCCCTAAGTGCTGCACCTTCTGTACCCGAGTACATAGTGTTACTAGAGTCCTCAATAGAAGCCAACTGTGTTTCCAGTTTTACAAACTCTGGGTTGTTCTCTAGTCTAAGCTCAACCTGTCTATCTAAGTTAAGTGTCTCAGTGTCAATATCATCTGGGTCAAACACTTTAACTGGTGAGAAGTTGACGTAAGCACCTTCCATAAGTGACTCATAATCAGACTGTGCTGCTAACTCATTTAAATCAAGTAAGCTATAACCACCTACACCTAACTCTGAATCAAGACGAACCCTAGCCTGATCACGAGCATCAAACCCAAAGATACTCTTTAGGAAAGAACTTTCAGGAGCCTTATAGTCACCGACAGTAGGATCACCTAAACCAACAGTAGACTTAATACGTTTCTGCATCCAGTCAGGCTCATACTTCATAGTCTCGTAAGCCTCTGGGATATCGACAGAATTAAGAGCAGCCTCTGGTGTCCATCTGTCACCTAGTGAAGTCTTAAGATCCCCTAAGTTTTTAGAGAGGTCAACCAAACCAGTAGGGCCACTATCAATAGCTGCAGCAATCATAGCGTCTGTAGCTCCTAGAGACTTAGCTTGAGAGCCTAAAGCACCCATCTGTTGCGCTGTAGACTTCTTAATCTTAAAGCTCTTAGTGCCTGTAGTACGAGCTAACTCACGTTGACGCTCTTCATATTCCTCTGCAGCTAAGTTTCTAGCACGAATACCTTCAGCACTACGATTTAGGAAACTCTCTGCAAATGCTTGCCAGTCAGCCATTATACTGCACCTCTCGACATAAGACCTTTAGGTTCTTCTTGTGGTTGTTCTTCTGTAGGCTCTGACATAGGAGCCTCTTCTTTTACGTCCATGTTCTCACGAATCTCATCTAGAATGCCAGAGGTTGTACCATCCTGCTTAGCCTCTTTTTCTATAGCTGCCATAGTCAACAACTTAAGACGATCCTTCTCTTTCATTGACTGAGCTTTCTCCATGTCAAGACTTGTCTCTTTAACCTTAACATCGTACTCAGACATTGCAGCCTTTATGAAAGCACCAATAACAGGGGCAGCTAATATACCAGCCTCAACTGTGTGTAAGCCCTTCATAGCACCTGCAGTAGTAATAGTCTTTACTACCCCACGTAGATCAGCACCAAGCTCAAACAGGATAGCTAAGTCTTCCATCTTGTCATCATCAGCAAGGCTACCAATATAGAAATCTACAATCTCTGGAACCTTAACCATCTCAGGTGGGCTTTCCCACGGTGAGTTCTTAGGTGTGTCCGTAAGAGACTGACCAGGGATAGGGGCGTTTAGTAAATCAACCATTTTGTTGTACCTTATTTAGTAAATCCAGCGCCAAAGTAAAGTCCTACAATGGCTGATACGATGTGTGTGTCTAGGGGTGTGATAACAAAGCCTCGTGCAGATACCCACATGATGCTCTCTGATGGGCCAAACAACCAGTTCCACAACCCACCATTCATTTCAGTATACCCTACTATGACGGTAACTTCAGGATACCACACTGCTACTAGCTTTGGCAAGACAATAATTGCGAAAACTGCAGATAATGCTATGATACGTCTAGTCCAAGCAAAGTGCTTATCTGTCTTACCGTGTTCACGGGCCTGACTTGCTGCACCTATCAATGCTCTCTGTTGTTCAGCCTTCTGTTTATTAGACTGACCCCATATAGACATTACTCCCCCCAACACTGTTGAGAAGAGCATAGTGATAAGTTCTAGAGGTAAGCCAAACATTATAAAGTTACGTCAGACAGTTTATTATTGGGGTGTAGCTTTTTACCTGATGCGAACTCTTCCACAACATTACCAGATGCGGTAACCCACTTAAACACAGGTTTTTCTTTTGTCCCTGACACTTCTACTTTAACAATATCTTCCCAATTTGCAAGACCTTCACCTAAAAGGTTAGCTTCTTTAGCTCTTCTAGCGGATAAACCAGAAGACGCGAAACCTTCAGAGTGTATTGCATCTCGCATTTCTTTTATAAATCCCCTAACGTCTGGGTTTTTCTTACTAAGGGCTTTTCTTTGATTTCTACCAAAACTACCAGCATTCCATAAATAGCTCATTAAAGGTTTATGAAACTCTTCATCAACATTGTCAAATATGGACTTATTAGCTTCATACTTTTCTTCTATATATTTACCAGCAAAAGCATCCGCAAACTCTCGCATAGTATTGAAATTCGATGGTACTAAATTATACTCATCTGCTTTCTCTTTAGTAATGCCATAAGAGTATGTTGGTGTAGCAGAAAGGTCATCACCACCCATACCCTCTAGTGAAACCATTTCGTCTACTACAGAGCTGTTAAATTTTCTAGAACCAACGCCAAAAGTAGGTATATCTGGTAAACCCATATCACCATCTGTAAGTGCGGGTCTATTCATAATACCTTTAGGCTTCTCTAACATCTCATTACTACGAGTATCTATACTAGGTGTATCAACAGGCGCTGGGCTGTCTGCCATCTCTGGTTGTTCACCCCTATAGACAGGCGTAACCATAGGCTGAAATACATCCTGAGCTTCCCTAGCGTTGTTCATCATAGTCAACTCAGAACCCCGCATATCAGCACCACTAAAGATGGCAGTCCTAGCTGTATCTGACATTTGCCCTATAGGGGGTCTAGTAGCTTCCATTAGAGCCTTATCAATAGCACTTCTCATTTGATCGTCACGACTGTACTCTTCGATACTATCAAGGTACTGTTGTATCATAGAGCTTTTGTAATCAATAGAGGGCTTTTGTTGATTGATACTAGCTAAGTCATAACGATCATTAAGCCTAGTAGCAAACTCACGTAGCATAGTCTGGTTTTCATCTTGAGCTTTAACAGGCTCTACAGCAGGAGCTTTCCTAGTAACCAACGACTCAGTTGGCTTAGTAACCTCTTGCTCTGGTAAAGCCTCTTTTAGAAAGCTTAGAGCATCGAATGAGAATTGTACTTCACTTGCCATGTTATTAACCTCGCTTAATGTAACCTTCGATGACAGCGCTTCCAAAGTTACCAATAGCGCTCCAGAAACCAGCAGACTTAGAAGCACTTGCTGCCTGTTTAGCGTCATCTGATTGCATCTGAGCGATAGCCAAGTTTGTTGCTCTGTCTGCGTCATTATTTGCAGCTTGCCATGCATAACTCATCATATCTCTAGTTTCTTGCATCATAGCACTGAATGCTAATGCAGTCATATTAGTTGCTGCAGCAGCATCAGCACGGTTAGCTTCATTCTGTGCTGCAGTATCCATAGTAGCGACAGACTGATACCATGATGCGTTTGCTTGCTCAATGATTAACTGGTTTGTTGCATTGAACTGTTGGCGCTGATCCAGCATCTTCTTGTTGAACTGCTCTACAGCATTAGTTTCACCAGCGTTAAACCTATTCTGAGCATTAGTTTGTTCTGAGTTAAACATCCCTAGAGAGGCACTCAAGTTATCATAGAACTGTTGAACCTGTATCTCACTAGATGCGTTAAACTGTTTAGCTGCATTCTCAGCAGCCTGATCAGACAACAAAGCATTAGCACGTTGCTGTGTCTTAAATACACTAGTTTGTTGCTCATTGTCAAGGTTTTTCATGTCCATCTGTAGGAACGCATTAGCTTGTTGCACTTGTGCTTGCTGACGGTTGTTTAAGTTAGTCATGTCTAACTGAGACATAGCTGCAGCATCAGACAACACCTTAGCATTAGCTGCATCCAAGTTAGCTAGATCCACTGACTGAGCCATTCTAGCATTCTCTAGTGCTATCTGTTGTTCTGCAGTAAAGTTCATGTTAGCTATGTCAGAGATCTTAGCTGCATTAGCTACACGAGTCTGGAACTCTTGGTTAAACTCTAGGTTGAGAAACTCAGCACGTTGTTGTGCAGCAAACATAGCAGACTGTTGCTTGTTAGATAAGTTCTGTAACTCAAAGCTTGCTGCAGTCTTAGCATCCTGAGATGCGATAGGGATAGCACTCTCCATTGCAGCCTGTACGATAGCCTGACCAGCTATACTAGAAGAGCTAAGACCCCTTGCCGCCATCTGTGCAGATGCAGCCCTCATAGCTCCTGCTGCCCATGCTGGTGGTTCTTTACCTTCAAAGTCTTGCATCAGGCCAGTTAGCTGACCCTGTACTGTAGCATCAGATGATGGTGCGCCTGTAGCTGCCTCAAAGTTAGTCTCTTTACGGACACGCTCCATATCTACGGTAGCGCCCTCAATCATCTCACCTTCTTCTAGCTTACGAGCGTCAGGTGCTTTAACTGTTTGTGCGGCTGTAATCTGTGCTGCATCTAATCCAAGCTGTGCCAGTTCTTCTGGCTTCATGGTTGCAGCCTTAGCTAGTGCTTCATCACTAGGTAGTCCAGTTGCTGCAGTAAGCTTGTCAAGTGTAGCATTTATTTCATCTGATACAGTTGTGGCTTCTACTGTAGGTGCAGGTGTTTTCTCTGGGGCGACAACAGGAGCAGCAGTCTCAGCAGTTGTTACTGTAGCAGTAGGCGCAGGTCCAGTTACTTGTCCAGTACCCTCTGCTATAACTTGCTTATCGTCAGTCTCTACTTTAGCTACCTCTGTAGGTGTTACTAGAGATTCAGGGTCAGTAACAGCAGCAGAAGTCATCTCTACATTAGATGGCATCTCTGTAGTCTTAAACTGTGTCTGGGCAGTGGTTAAACTTTCCTGTGCCCTAGTTAGTGCAGCCTGTTTAGTATTAATTGCTTCTACTAAGGATTCATCCTCTGGGTTAGCTGCTTGAGCATCTCTAGCAGTTTGTAGTGCAGCCATTGCATCACTTACACGTTGCTGTGCAGCGTCTAAAGAAGCCTGCCCACCCTGATTAAATCCACGAACATACACACCCTCATTAGCCTTCACTGGCTCTGGGTTGAGTATACGCATTGCTTGCTCTGTAGCATTACCAAGCTTCTGCTGATAGGCAGGATTAGATGCAATAACTTTACGTTGTTCATCCTCTTGCATACCAGCTAACTCAGGCAGTATCTTGCCTCTCTGCTCTGGTGTAAATCCTAAGAAACGTTTTGCCATCTATCTTATCCTTATTTGCCTACTTGCATCCATACAGCAGTAGCTATGAATGTCAGTACTGCAACTGTTCCTAATTGTACGAGTGTCTTCCATATACTCTTTTTAGTATCACGCCATGAGTCTAACAAACCACGTAACTCTTTAATATCATTAGCTGCATCTAAGTCTGACAAACCTAAGTCACACAGGGCTTGCTTAGCACCCTTCTTAGCGGCTCTGTCTAGCATAGCTTCTAGTTTTTCTGTTGTCAGAGTATCCATGTTTAATCTACACTATGCTTATTTAAAGGGCAATTATTTCCAGACAGTCTAGCCTTAAACAACATTAAACATCCACACTCTTTACACGCAGTAGTGGCAGTATTGTAACTTTCACAGCTTTTACAGATGTCTAATTTCTTTTTATAGTTGTCTCCAGAATCTAAGAACATCATTGACTGAATTCGTGTATAGAGGTGCCACCTGAGATACTATCAAAATTAACCTTACGATTTAGCCAATCTGTAATAGTTTCCTCAATCTTAGTCGTATTAGGAAATGTACCTAACGCTTCCCAGATACGTGTACCATTATGTAACGCTATAATAGAGGGAATTACAGGGGGTGCAAATAAAGGTATATCTGAAGAGGTTATATCTAGTTTAGAAAACGTAACTGTAGGATAGTTGTCTTTAATAGCCTCTAATTGAGTTACCATATCTACACATGCTGAACATTCACTGTGATGTAATACGACCAAATCCCAAGAGTCTTCTTCGCTCCGTTTATTAATTAAGTCTTGCTGTGTAACTGTTGTTATTGTCATTATACGTATCCTACTTGGTCTGCTGTCATTGAACAGTATCTGATTGATATACCTGCGTCTGGGAAACTAGCGGGACAACCATAATCATTCTCTAAGTAAAAAAGCCAACCGGGGTCATTTTGATGTATGCCTGATACACCACTCCAGTCATTTGGGTTGATGTTAGGTGTATTTGTAACACTACCTTGCTGAGTAAAACCAGAGGGACAACTAGCTGGTGTATTATAAGTACCTGAAAAGCCGTTATCCCAACATGGCCCTGTTCCCATACGAGTAGTATTATCAAATAATGCGGTAAGTGAGGTCAATCCATAGGCAGACTTACTACCATACTTATAGGGAAAGTGGTTATACACAGCCTCTCTCTCTGCGGAAGTCTTCTCTGGTATAAACATGTCAGATGAACCAGATCCAATTAATATACGCCACCGACCATATTCAGGTCTAGAGGAGTCATCCCCACTTCCGTAACGACCTAGTAACTTAGTGTTAGTAGTTAATCTACGGCTTGTCATTTAAACGGTCTACCTCTGCTTTAAGTTCTTTAACAGCCTCAATAAGGTGTGCGATAATAGGTGTTGCATTAACAGATAAGAATCCATCATCTTTAACTACAACAGCCTCTGGTATAATAGACTCAACCTCTTGAGCAATTACACCTATGTCGTGATTACCTGTTTCAGACCAATCAAAAGAAACACCCTGCAGTTGATTTATAACATCAAGAGAGTTAGTTACAGGTAAAATGTTTTCCTTAAGGCGTTCATCTGAACTATAGAAGAATGCTGTGGCATATAGGTTAGCAGCGCTAAAGTTTTGGCTACCAGAACCTGCCTTGTAAGCAAACCTACTATCTGATTCACTTTCAGTATAGTAACGACCATCTAGATTAACTGATGACAAACCCGTTATATGGCCGTAGCCATCAAGCGTTACATCTTGAATTACTGTTCCGCTACTGTTGTTCACAGAGTCTTGGCTAGATGTATCAGTGTGACTAAAGGTTGTACCTGATAAGCTTAGGCCACCACCAGCACTATAAGTTGTATTGGTGTTCACTACAGTTTCAGTAGCAGTAGATAAACCTGTAACGTGTCCATAAGTGTCTAAGGTTATGTCTTGGATATAGGTACGACCAGATCCGTTTACTGATTCCTGAGAAGATGTGTTAGAGTGACTAATAGTACCATTAGAGATACCAATGCCAGAACCTGCGCTAAAATGTGCCCTTACTTGAGCAGCGCTAGGGCCAGTATATGTAATAACACCAGAAGTACTGTTGTAAGATAAGCTACCATCACCACCTGAATCAGTTACAGAGATAGAACCTCTTGCTCTTTCGGTAGTGTGGTATAGGTTAGTAGAGCCTTCTGATATTGTGTCTGTGTCGCCCTGTGTAAAACTCATTACACCAGTTGTACTATTGTAACTTAGACTACCTGTTGCAGATATAGCAGCCCTTGCTCTTGCAGTAGTGTGGTATAGGTTAGAGCCTTCTGATAAATCTCCTGTGTCGTGGTTACTTATACTTGACACAGTTCCAGTAACATTTCCAGTAAGATTGCCAGTAACACCACCATTAGCTGTAATAGCACCTGTAGAAGTAATAGTACCACCAACAACAAGATTACCACTAGATAAAGTTACATCACCAGAGTTTACGGTAACATTGTTTGACCCAGATACAGTAACAGCACCATTAAGAGTAGTAGTACCTGTTACTGCTAAAGTACCAGATAGTGTAGCGTCTGCACCACTTAAAGTAACTGCTGTAGTAGAGCCAGACTTTACAATGAGGTTGTTACCATCGTTAGTAAAAGTACCAAAGGTAGTACCTGCATCTTTAAGTAGTATATCTCCACCGTCAGCATCAAGTGTAATATCACCTGCTGCATCTAAGGTAAGGCCCCCAGTAGATACATCAATCTCATTATCAGAGAGTGTCATGTAAGCATTAACACCTACAACAGATGAATCCTGATAAACAGTACCATCAAAGTAACCATCTTTATACTGCAGTAAGTTAGTACCTAAGTCTAAAGTATTACTAGTCTTAGGATTAACATTAGTAGAAGATACAACTAGTTCCTGATTAGGGCCAACCTTTTCAATAGGTGCACCCTCACCTAAAGTACCATCATGCTTATGTCCTGTGGAAGCATTAAAAGCATTCTCTACTGCATTGTATTCTGCATCAAAGTCATCTGCATCAATAACGTTACCATTGGCAATGTTGTTTGCAGTATCCTGTCTAGTATAACCTGCCATTGTGTTTCCTTACTGTCTATCGTTTTGTCTGTACTCTAACAGCCCAGTGTCAAGAGTAAATGTAGGGTTAGTTGAGTTGTCTTCAATACGCATAGCTATAGTCTTACCAGAGCCAACGATGTTAGTGGTATATACTCTGTCAAGCTCACCACCAAATGTAGCAGTATTAAATACAGCATCAGATGCCCCAAAGATAAATACTCTATCACCTGTACTGCTGATTTGTTGTGTAGCTGGCTGAAGAGTAGATGTGTCAGTACTGGTACTAAAATCATAACGTATGTTAAGATCTAAACTCATATTACCTTTAGGTTCAGCGTATAAAGTTAGCTTATAAAAAGACTTTCTTGTCTGTGGGTCTGTGATAGGCATATAAGGAGACTCATAAATAGCCTCAATGTCTAAACTATCAAAGTCTGAACCTGTCTCTAGTTGATATACGTAACCATTATCGTGAGAGAAAACTACCATCTCTGCTGTACCAGAATAACGACTATCTGCTACAAAAGCCTTAATTCCCTTAGTGGTAGACCAAGACATACCTGATGCACCCTGAGAAATAAATTTAGTAGCTATAAGACCCTTACCCACCTCTGCCTGTTCAGATCCAATGTAAGCAAAGATACGGTACTGAGCTTTCTCACGTAATACAAGGGATGTAAAGCTAGATGTACTTGCTAAGAAGGTGTTAGCATCCTTGTAAATTTGATCAGAGGCTACATCAAGTGCAAAGTCACCAATACGGTCAGTAGCACTCAATAACCTAATACCATCAGGTGCTAGATAAATAACGTCACCACCAATCTCTTGAATAGTGTCACCATTAATACAACCAATACGGTCTGTAATAGGCGATACTGCAAAGTCTGCAGCACTACTACCAGTCAGTCTCTTAATGCTGTCCTGAGTGAAGATAATAAGCTGTTCACGAAAGACTGCTAAACCAGTGATGTCATTAGCTACGTTAAAAGATCCTGCACCATTAGCGACACTAAAATCATCTACACTGAATGGAGCAGTAAAGAATAAGTTACTACCCTTAGCATAGAATGCAGTATTCTTAAATATAGCTACCTGCTCTGCACCACTAACATCTGTACTATCTGAGGCAGTCATAAACGACATAGTGTTGCCATTAGTATTATAGATAGCTGGGTAGTTAGTACCATCTACAAATAAGACTTTATCATCACCGTCTAAGTTATATAGAACGTGCCTAGCTTTACCCCCATTAGTACTAGCACTAGTAGCCATACTATTCCAAGAGTTACCTGTACTGTAGTAGTACTGAGTGAAGTTACTAGCGTTCTTACGGGCTGCTACAATACGACCAGAACTAATTACTTTAAGAGCTAAGGTAGGTCCAGAACCGGGGATAGTGGATGTACTAAACTTTTCAAAACCTTTAATCTTAGAGTAGCCACCCTCTTTGTTAGCTTCAAAGTTCTGTAGAATAGTAGCAGACCCAACAGCGTTTGTACCATGTTGTAAAGGGGATAGGTTAGATATTAACCCACCCCTAAACTCAATAGGAAATGTTGTCCACTGCGTTGCCATTAAAAGTGTACTCTCGTATCTCTAATATATTCAGTTCTATTGATATTCAAACTACGCATATGTTTAATGCCTTGTAAGAACTTTTGTTGGGATAACTGTGCTGTCTGAGTATCACCTCTAAACAAGTAAACATAATACATTGCACCATCTACAATAGCGTGTTTATATTCTTCTGGAACAGAAGGTACGTCTGTAGCTAGGCTCATATCAACACCAACAGTGTAGTACTCATACACAACCTCATAGGCTTTATCAGGTGCTGGTACAAAGATTAACTCTCTACTAGGTGTTCGTACAACATACTTAGGAACTCCTCTAGTATTAACATCAGAGTTATACTCGTAATCTATGTATTTGTCAAGGTATTCTTCGTAGTTAAGTAACTTTAATCGTTGAGTTTCTACACTTAGACTTGCATCTCTACGAATACGAAAGGAGTTCATATTAACAGTCTTAGCATCATAAGGCATACTGTAGCGTACTTCACCTGGTAAAAGTACCTCACTCTCTTCTGCATGGTTCCAAGGCCACTCAAACTCTTCTTGATGTATGTGCCGAATAGATGCATTAACTGAGTCTTTACTAAGGTTGTAATAACCTGTAGCTGTAGCAAAGTTAGATGAAGTAAGCTCAACCTCGTTTAAGCGTCTATTAACGTCATTAACCAAGCCTATAAAGTTATAAGACATTCTTACTTCTCCTTAACACGTAGAAATACAGAGCGCTCATACTGCAGACCTTCTGTAGTTGTAATCTTACAAGAGATACGATACCTAATGTTATTCGTACCAAGTGAGAACCTAATAGTAGAAACACTTGCAGTATTAGTCTGTTGTACCATCTGTAGGCCGTTGACTACAGAGGCAGGACTAACAGCAGTCTTTACACCATCAGCGTCATCTACATACCAAGACACACCTACAATAGTGTCATCACCTAGAAAACGTGACCAATCTATGTTGTAGTCTAGTATTTCATCTTTATCTTTATCAGGCCACTTGTATGACATGTACGTATTCCTTACGCTGCAATTCTTATTGTGTTGTCTCTGTCAATAGCTGCAATGCTAACAGTTCTTTGCTTCTTATCTGATGGTATAGCCACTGTGTATGTCTGAGGTGTACCTACTATAAATAAAACTCTCTTACGATCATAACTATCTTTTAAAGAGTCATAGTCAAAGTTAGTAGCTACAACAGTAACACTGTTAGTATTAACAGTTAAAGCTGGTGTGGATATAAGTATAACGTTACTGGTTCGTGTAGTTAAAGTCCCTATAGCCCCTGTAAGGACTACACCAGTAGGTACAACATTAGCTGCAGCAGTAGCATTAACTACACCTATACCTACTGTAAGCGCTGGGCTACTAATAGATAAGTTAGCATCCCCAACCACTACAGTTGTACCTATAACGCCTGTAGAGTCAACCCCCGTTGGTACAACATTAGCTTCTGCTACTATACCTACCGTGTTAGTAGATGCTGTAGCGGATACGCCTGTAATGGCTGTATTAGCCTCTGCTACAACTACAACAGATCCTACACTAGATGTTAAGGTAGGTGTTGTGACTGGTACATCTGATGCAGCAGTAACGGTAACAGTGCTGGTAGCACCAATCGCACTTACACCGTCAATCAGAAAGCGTATCTCTGACTGTGACGCAAAGGGTGTAGAAGCAAATGCTGTACCGAACATGTGTTACCTTTTAAGTGTTAGCTGCAATAGCTGCATTAGCAGCGGTCATATCTTCTGTAGTCCAGAAGTCCTTAGCAACCATCAACTGTAGATGCTCTACGTTGCGTGACACAGTGTCAGCCCAATCGGCATCTTCCATGTCCTCTGGTTTGCCAGCGTTTAATAGATCAACAGAGTGACCCATTGCTGTGTAGTGTTGTGCGATTTCTTCCGCAGTTGGTGTATCAGTCATGTCTTTCTCCTTATGCGTTTTCTAGGGCAGTTACTTTTGCCTCTAGGGTTTCAATGCGATCCATTGCCTCTTGCAGTGCCTTTACTGCTTTCATGTAGAGGATGGAGTAGTTGACTTGCTTAGTGACTGTTCCAAGATCATTTAGGTCATCATCTCTATCTGGGCTTTCAAACACAAGACCGCCCATGCCAGCCGCTTCAACCTCTTGAGCAATAACACCAAGCATGTTGGGGGCATCAAGGTTGTCGGCTTTCATGCTATACTTGCGAACAGTCAAAGCTTTAATATCGTTCCACTGTGATGCAGCATCAACAATGTTTTCTTTTAGCTTTTCGTCAGAAATAGCACCATAGCTGTTGTTAGTATTTACAACATTACCATTAGACCAGACCCTAAATCTATTTGTTGTACTGTCACTAAAGTTTAAAGCATAAACACTTGTGTTATTAGGCGATGCATTTTTGAACTGTATTGCTGGCCCAAATGGATTTGTTGAAGCTGTACTGTGAAACTGAAGTGAATTTTGATTAACAGTAGGCCCGACAAACACCCATAAAGGCGAAGTTAAACCACCATGATAATAACCTCTAGGATTACCATCCCCATCCGACAGCACGATGTTGTTGCTTGAAGTGCGGATGTCCAAGCCGTCTTGGTTGCCGCTAAAACGGCCTAAGATGGTATTTCTTTGTCCAGAAGTTACAGTAAGCCCAGAGTTATACCCAACAAAAGTATTGCGACTACCTGTTGTGCTTTGCCCAGCCAAACCCCCGATAAACGTGTTATAAGGCGACGTGGTATTACTATACCCCGCCTGATACCCAACTGCCGTATTGTTGGATGCGGTGGTGTTGTTGTAGAGGGCAGATGAGCCATAAGCAGTGTTATAAGAACCTGTGTTGCTGTATAAAGCAGCTTCTCCAAACGCACTATTGTGAATGCCAGCAGTGTTACTATAACCTGCGCCTCTTCCTAAATAGTTATTCCAATTGCCAGTAAGTGAACTATACCCAGCTTGATACCCAACTGCCGTGTTGTTGCTGGCGGTGGTGTTGGAACGTAAGGCTTCCATGCCATTTGCAACATTATAACTACCAGTAGTATTAAGACGTAATGAGTCACGGCCTGTAGCTGTGTTTCTAATACCTGTTGAGTTTGTCAAAAGTGACTCTAACCCCAAAGCTACATTCTCGTAGCCTGTAGTATTACTATAAGCCGCTTTATACCCAACCGCAGTGTTGTTACTGGCGGTGGTGTTGTTGAGGAGTGCCTGACGCCCAATGGCTACATTGTTACTACCCGTACTATTATTAGATAAAGGGGCATAACCCATTGCGGTATTAGAACTGCCTGTAGTGTTATCTTCTAATGCGCTTCGCCCAACTGCAACGCTTAAACCGCCTGTGGTATTGGAGGTCATGGCTTGCCAACCAACAGCAGTATTGTCATCTGCGGTATTGCTGTACAATGCTTTATAACCAACAGCAGTTAGCGTTGTGTGTGTTACATTGCTATAGAGTGATTGATACCCAACAGCCGTGTTGCTGCTGGCGGTGGTGTTGAGGCGTAAAGACCCATGACCCAATGCAGTGTTATAGTTACCTGACGTACTGTCATCCAATGCCTGCATACCAACCGCAGTGTTCTGGCGGCCTGTCGTGTTTAAGCCAAGGGCATCTTTCCCAAGTGCAGTATTTTGATCGCCTGTAGTATTGCTTAACAAAGCACCTTGACCAAGCGCAGTTAAGGCATCACCAGTAGTATTACTATAACCCGCTTGATAACCAACAGCCGTGTTGTTGCTTGCGGTGGTGTTAAGGCGTAAGGCTTGACGACCTATAGCTGTGTTGTAACGACCAGAATTGTTGGCTTTCAGTGCCGCCTGACCTACGCCTGTGTTATCGTTTGCTGTGTTAGAATAACCTGCATCTGTACCAACGAATACGTTGTCACCTGCATTAGTAGCTAAACGACCTGCATCTTTACCTACATAAGTATTAGAATTACCAGTGGTCGTATTTCTACCTGCACTGTATCCCGAAAACAAGTTACCTGTTCCCGTAGTATTACTATAACCCGCCTGATATCCAACCGCCGTGTTGTTATTTGCGGTGGTGTTTTGCTGTAGTGCGTCTTGTCCTACAGCAACGTTGTTTGTGCCTGTTGTATTTAGCGTTAACGCATTATAACCAATAGCCGTATGTCCTGACCCAGTATTTGAATATAAGGCTTTACGACCAACTGCAACAAGGGCAGACCCAGTACTGTTTGTGTATGCAGCCTGATACCCCACAGCAGTGTTGTTGCTGGCGGTGGTGTTGGAGTAGAGAGCGGCTTGCCCTAACCCAACATTATTTGCGCCTGTTGTGTTGCTTCTTACCGAACTCGTCCCCAATGCAGTGTTACTGCCGCCTGAACTGTTAAGTAAAAGTGCATCTGCGCCAACTGCTACATTGTTATCGCCCGTTGTTATTGCCGTACCAGCAGCATCTCCAACAGCTACGTTGTAAGTACCACCAGCCTCAACACTATCCAACGCAGTATTACCCAACGCCACGTTGCCTGTACCAGTAGGATAATTCCCATCCAGCTTGATCGTGCCGCCATCAGCACTGACGTTACCCGCTACTGTAAGGCCATCCAGAGTAAGTGTACCCGCAATGTCTTTATCTGCGCTATCTGCTAAGTCTCTTGCTCTGGTCATGGCTAGTTATACCTCTTGTGCTGCTAAGTGTGCGGAGTATGCGTCTTTAACTGCTTGTGTGTGTACTGCGTTACAGATGGCTTGCACCTCTGTGCTTTCACCTGTGATGTCTGCGTCAGGTGCGACTACATGGCGGCTATAGGCTGACGATAATTCAACACCATCTTCAATTACCGCAGTCTTGGTGCGAACTTGAATATGTTTGTAATCGCCAACAATCTCTATGCGATC